ATGTGGTAGGAATGAAATACCACTGACTTCATCAAAATGCTTGTAAACCCAAGCACCTACTTCCATCCACTCATGTTCCTTTACGGTAACAGTAATTGATGGTTTGTGTTCGCACCAATGATTCTGGTAAGTTAACCATAGTTCTAGGTGTTCTATTGCTGTCATATCGGTACGAGTCACCGATCCTTCTGCCTTCATGGGGAAGGAGAAAACCATAGTATGTTCTGGACGCATGACACATGGTTCAGCAGGAAATCCTGCATCGGTCATAAACTTGCAAAGTGGGTCCTTGATATCTGCACGAACAGTACGAATAAAGTATTCATTATGACGAGCATGAATACCGGATGCGGCATCTACAAGTTGTGAAACTGTGCCTGATGGTTTTACACAAGTAATTGCAGCGGCAGGATTGATTCCAAGTTTCTTTGCCCATTCCTTGTTGGTAATAACGGCATCAGATCTTAGACACTCAAGTAGAATCTCAAGGTTTGGATTCTTGTTACGCATGATTGCGTTGTCGAGAATACCAGTAAGAGATACACCTAGAAGTGCCTCTTCCTCGCAGTTGTGCTTCCAATCACTAGAAAGATATGGGAAGTGTGTCATAGACGCTTGCCATGTTCCTAGAATAGTTGCCAACTGCACCTTGCGCTTCAGGGTTTCAGGAGTATCGTTTGGACGAACAACGACCTCTGAAAGATTACAGAACTCCTTGTCTCGTAGAATTATCTCTGAACATGGATTTGTTCCGAACTCTTTAGTATGATCTCTACGATCACCTAGTTTTGCAACAGTCTTTTGAGCAGCATCTCGGTTGAAGATACCTCGTTCTCCGCTCTTCGACTTGTAAAGAGAAACCCACTCCTCCATGAAGGTTCCGATCTCTGGTTTCTCTTTATATGCTACTGAGTTATTTGCTAGAGCTCGTTGCGGATTGTCAACCCACCACTGACCAGTCTTAGCGTCACGCATCCGTTCGTCCGTGAGGTTGGATAGAGAGATAAGTGCTGATCTACGCACTCCTCCGACAACGACAATTTCAGCAATCTTGCAGATGATATCATGACATTCGATGGAAGTAAGTTTTCGTCCCGCAGCCTTTTTAAAAGTATTAATTGTGAAGTGGAACAATTCGTCCAAAGGTCTTGGGCCTGAAGCGCGTCCTCCAAAAGTCTTGAGGCGCGCACCAGCAGGACGAATCTTTGATAAGTCCCACTTCGGGATCTGGCCACCAATAAGAAGGGATACCAATTCTCGGTACGCTTTGGCCCATCCTTCTTTCGAATCTTTGACAACAATGACGGTATCGCTTTGAGTAAAGTGTTCAGAGATTGTAGGAAGTTTTTCAACATATTGTCTCTCCACGCTGAAACCTACACCAGTGCCGCACATCAGAATATATAGGATTTCGTCAAATGCACGAACCTTATTGACTGCAACATATGAACAATTATACCCGGCAGTATTATCTCTTGCTAGTGCTTCTCCTGCGGTCATCAATGCCCGCATTGAAGGCATGATCTCAAGATTTAAAACTGCATTCTCAAGTTCATTTCGTAGTTCCGCCGGTAGTTTGTAACCATGCTTTTCTTTAAGATGATTTACAAAGAAATTGAAATAGCGTGATACGGTTTCTGCCCATGTCTCGCGTCTCTTTTCTTCTTCTAGCCAGCGTGAATAACGTGAAAGGTGTATAAACTCCTGATATGGAGTGGGTAACTTAATCTCATTCATATATTTCTCCTTTTTGGATTCCTCTATGGGTTGGTAAGATATTTAGGTAAGGTGTTCCCATGAAATTGGGAACAACGGTGCAATCATTTCCTTTATTGCTGAAGCATATTCACGAATTTCCCATTGGGCATGGGGATCTGACCGCTGCTTGCAAACTCTTGCATATGCCGCCAAAGAACCAGTCCACCACCACTCGGTATAAGTCCCTTGTGGTAAAACAAATCGTGCTTGTTCTGGAGCAATTCCTTTTGACAATAAAGTATTATATCTTGCTAAAGCAAGTTTGCAACTCTCAATATATTGAGATTTAAGAAGTTCATTATCAAAACCTTCTTCCATAAAATCTTCTGAACCCTGCTTTGCGCCATTTGTTGGTCTTGTTCTCCACTTTGGTACATAAAATACAGGTTCATCTGTTACATATCTGCGTGAAACTTCATTTTCAACAAATCCCTGCTTATGCTTGAAGAATTGTGTTCTGATTGAAATAGGAGCACAAATTCTAAGAGTAATCTGTGGATGTGCAAAAGGTGTCCAATGATTGTGAGTTGCTAGATACTTGATTAATTTTTTATCTTTATCGCTTATGCAATATAGATCTTCTTCCCAATAGAAAGAGTTTGTTGCATCAAGACGATCCTTTACTTCTTGATCCACTTCCCATTGACTTGCCTTGTTGAATGATACTCTTGCAGCATTTACGACCGTAAGATCATCACCCATGTGCGAAACATACTGTACAAATCCATGATCCAATACATTAATTCTTTTGTTTATTTGTTTTATACTCGTTTCCATGATGTAAATACCAATTGTGCTTTCAATCCGTCAAATACATTGCTCTCAAGAATATTGTTAACAAAATCAATACCGTTCTTGAGAACCATGTCATTTATATCTTTCTCTTTACAATAATCCGGCCAAACACAAACCTTATGTCCAGACTCAATCAACTTCTTTTGAATTTCAACTGTGTCATGGTTTCTTGGTTCGTTGTCCAAGACAAAGACTGCTTCTGGAAAAATCTTTGACATATCAATAAAGGATCCAGTACCAAGACATGCTACACTATTCTTGAGGAATGTGCTGTCAAGTGGGCCTTCTACGATGTAGATGGTTTCGTCCTTTTTAAGTTTCTCAATACCGAACATCAGTTTTGTGTTTTCCTTTTTGATGGTTAGATACTTTGGTGCATTTTTCTTACAGGTTATACATCTACCCTGCGCTCCAACTACCTCTCCATTCTCATCACGGATCAGTATAATGATTCGTGGTTCCTCTTTTGCATTATAACTTTCGTCAAATTGTTTTGCGAAGAGTGAGAAGTTATCAGTATACCCAATATCACCCCATCTGTCTTCAGGAATCTTTCTAGATTGCAGAAAATCCATGCATTCTTTTGATGATTTGGCTGGGGTAAAATGATCTACTTTTTTAGCAAATACAGGGGTAGAATCATATGGATATAGTTTCTCTTGAGATGGTTTCTTGTAATTTGATTTACCATCTTCACCGGCAATAAATCTCTCAAGAGCATACTGCTTACAAAGATATGGTGAAACTTTCTCTAAAAAATTATAAAGGTTACAACCAACCCCGCAGTTATGACAACGATAAAAGAAATCACTGCCTTTTTGATAAAAGAATCCTCTGGCAACAGTCTTTCTCTTGGTAGAATCCCCACAGATAGGACATCTGCAATTTGCAAGATTATCTTTCTTCCACTTGAATCTTTTCAACAATGGAGAAACCATACCAATATACTTCTTGTCAATGTAAGTTGACATCAGACCTTCCAATCACTCGTTTTTGCTAGATTTCTTGGTTTTGCTTTGTTGAAGAAATTTTGTTCTTCATCCTTTTGCTTCTTGGCAGCATCGCTGATGAATCCTTGATCTTCGGCAGAAACATCATACATCTTCATCTTAGCACGGTTGACACCAACAATGAACTTGCGATTCTTTGCTTTGTCATTATAACGATTCTTCAGCTGCTTTACCATAATCTGATTGACTTCATCAAGTTCTTCTGTTGCAATCAGGGCAAACATTAGATCTGATGTTGCAGGAAGTCCAAAAGACTCTGAGGTATTTTCAAGATCAACATCTGTGTTACCATATCCCTCACGATTTGTTTGTGTCGCAGTAAACAGAGGAACATTGTATTCAATTGCAAGTCCTCGTAGTTCTTCTGCAATAGACTTTACATACTCGTAAGAGTTAACATTCTTTGACCCTTTATGACGGGAAGATGCACAGATGTTTAGATAATCAATAAAGATAACATCAGGAACAAACTTCTTCTTTAGTTTTAGTTCATCTAGAAGGAATCTAAAGTGATTCGCATTTGCCGTGGCAGTTGGATATTCCTTGATGATTAGTTTTCCAGTCACACCAGCAGCAACTGCCTCAAGTTTCTTGTCATAGACGGTCTTTGGCATTGTTTTAAGATCGTCTATGTTTGTGTCAAGAAGGTTCGCATCAATTCTTTCTGCGATTCGTTCTTCTGCCATCTCACAAGTGATGTAGAGAACATTCATGCTACTCTTGAGACAGTGTGCTGCATGGTGACAAAGGAATAGAGACTTACCCACTCCAGTTCCTGCCATGACTACATTAAGTGTCTTGGCAGTTACACCATCTCTGGTGATGGAGTTAAAAAACTCCAGATCAAACGGAATCTTCTTTTCTTCTTTGTGGTAGAAGTCATACCGTTTATCTGCGTCTTCAATATAATCGTGTCCGATGTTGGGATCAAAAGATACTGCAAGTGCCTTGCTGAGAATATCAGGAATCTCACCATCGCCTCTAGCAGACTTACCATCAATAATATTGATGGATTCCATTATCGCATTATAGATTGCCTTCTTACGACAGAACTCTTCAGTTTCTTTTGTTAACCAATCAAGATCAACCTTATCGGCATCAGAAGTGATTGAATCCACAACATCGGAAATATCCTTGACTTGTACTTCGGTTAGATTCTTTTCCTTGTCAAGAATAATAATCAACGCTTCCTTGGTAGGAAAGCCGTTGTACTTGAGAAAGTAATCCCTAACAGTTTCAAAGACAAATCTTTCAGAGAAATTATGGAAATACTCCTTCAGTAAAAAAGGAGATACCTTTCTTGCAAAGTTTTCATCTTTGATTAAGTTATGTAGGATTACTTGCTCAATATTATTCATTTTCTTCCTCTACTACTGTTTCAGATGTTCCATACTTGAACTCTGATGCAGCTGCTTCGTTGATCTTGTCCATCAATTCCTTGGTAAAATACTTCTCAGGATTCTCGTAGATGTTCTTTTCAAACACCTTTGAACCGTCTGGTAGTTCGATTCTACCGCTTGTCTTTGAT